AATGAAATCCAGGGAGAAATAGAGTAATGTGTGTGCATAGAGGGCAATTCGAAATAGCTTGTTTAGGACAGTTGCAGGAAAAGCTCAAAACCATTCGTTATGGCAATGCAATAAATGGAGCATACAAAGCATCACTGACAAAGTTGAATTGCTCTCTATGTGCACAGAAATGAGAATAGAAGATATACAGACTAAGGCGTACTGCATGGGAATAAATTCGCATAACAAGAATAAGTTAGAATTAATAAGAGAGATTCAAATAAAAGAGGGAAATAGACCTTGCTATGCTACAGGATTCTGGTGGCAATGCCCATATAATAATTGTCTTTGGAGAGAAGATTGTTGTGGGTTGATAAAGTTTACGGTGACAGAACTATGAAATTAATCGTTTCAAAATCAAGAATCGAGAACCTTTTGAGCAGTCTTCGAAGAAGGAACGAACGCCTCATGCAAGTCGCAGTGAAAGAATGGATGAATTTCGCACAGAAGCAGATTCGCACCGATCTTGTGAGAAAGTATTCGAAGTCTTTTGCCTCAGAACTAACAGACTGGGAAGTAATCGAGAATAACGGTGTGAAAACAATCAAACCCGCAGCTTTGGAGATAATGAGGACTGGTGGTAATGCTGCTTACAGACACATGGCTGTTGCCGGGAGTTTCGATATTCTGAATGTCAGAGCAATGAAAGCTGTTGAGAAATTCTGTTCAAAACTCGTCGTAGGAGTAACATCTAAGACTAAAGAAGGCATAAATGCTTATGTTAAGCACGGGATAAAACAGGGCTGGTCAATGGGAAAGGTCGCAAGACAGATACGATCACTTGTCGGATTGACAGGGACTCAGACGCAATCTGTCATTAACTTTCGCAATCTGCTTGCGGAGAAGCATCCCGGTTATTCAGCCGCACAGCTTAATAAAGCGACTATGCGGTACACAGACAAGACACATCGACTGCGTTTGGAGAACATTGCACGCACTGAGACAGCAAGGGCACAGAACATAGGCTACTGCCAAGGCCTCGGAGAAGTTGGTGTGAAAGAAGTTGAGCTTAGCAACGCAGATGATCCATGCGAGATATGCGAAGGCCTAAACGGCACAAGATATAAAGTCGATGAGGCCTCAGGCGTGATTCCTGTTCATCCGAGATGCCGATGTGCGATGCTTCCTGTAGTTGATAACAGGGTGATTTCAGAGCAATTAAAAAGACCTATAAAGATTTAACAATTGGAGCCTGATTATGCGTATTGAAGAAATATCAAAACAAAATCTTTCTAAAGCAAGTGACTTGGAATTGAAACGACTTCGATACAAATTCGCAAAATTCTGGGATAATCATTTCAAGAATAACGATAACAGAATTGTTGGGGTCTTCAAACGCAGCGATTTCATTGCGAAATATCGATTGCTTTTAAAAGAAATAGAATCTTCAAAGCGAAGTCTACAGCACAGCACTTGTGACATAGACAGGCAGGCATTTAAGCAGACAATGCAGGCAAAGTCTGATGGTGTTGATTTGGCGATGCTTGACGAAGTTCTTCTTGTGCAAAATTGTGTTTTGGTTGACGAAAGTTTTTCCAAGGCAGACAAGTTAAGATTTACGATACGTATGGATGAGCCGAACGATATTGTTAAATCCGCAATGGAAGAGAGGATTTTAGAAATCATTAGACCACAATTTGATAAAGTCTGCGAATTCGTTTATGACAAGGATTTCAATGGTGATTGTGTGCCCTTATTTCATCAAGTTCTGCGGCCGGTCAATAAGGTAGAGAAAATCGAAATAAAGAATGAACATAAAGAGATTGAAAAGAGTCTTGAGCTTGTGCTTATTGAAAAGTCGGACGAGCAGATTGTTTATGGTATCGTTTATGAGCCGGACACAAAGGACGCACAAGGCGATCAAGCAAGTGCGGATGAAATAAGAAAAGCCGCTTATGATTTCATGGAAAACGCCGGAGCTTTTAAAGTAATGCACAAAGGGAAAAAAGTAAAAGTGAAGATTCTCGAAAACTACATAGCACCAGTAGATTTCACTATTGTCAAACGCAATGTGAAGAAAGGTTCGTGGGTGCTTGTGACGAGAGTGCTTGACAAGGAATTGTGGCAGGAGATAAAAGCCGGCAACCTCACTGGATATTCTATGGCGGGCTACGCAAATGTCAATTGAAAGGAGACGAATAGATGCCGAAACACGGAAAGATGAAGAATATAAAAGTAAAAGAGATTTCGCTTGTAGATTTGCCTGCGAATAAATTACCATTTTTGTTTTATAAACGGAAAGGACATACAATGAATGAAAAAGCTTTGAAGTCACTTCAGACATATCTCGGCACCGAGGACATTGATTTCGAGAAGAAAGTCGATAATGAGGAAATCGAGAAAGCTTTGAACTTAATCTCTGAGCACTACAAAGCAGATTTTCCAGAAGACTTAGAAAACGCAGTCGGCGTCCTTGCGAAAATTGCAGTGAACAGTTGCAAAGAAGAGGATTCTGAGGGCGTAGAGAAAGTCGGTGCGAAGTTTTCAAAAGACGTAATCGCCAAGCTGAAAGCGGTTGTTGAAGCTGTCGATGCTTTGAAGTCGATACTGCCTGACGTAAAAGAAGAAACGAAGAAATCTGGTGGCAGTAACGAAACGTCGGAGCTTGAGAAACAAATCGCAGAGCTGAAAGAAGCTGTCGCAAAGCTCGGCACAGGAAAAGAAAGTGATGACAAGTCGAGCATAGCTGAGCTTACGAAAACATTGAAGGATGTTTCAGACAGGCTCGCTACTATCGAGTCGAATGGCGCTGTGAAGAAAAGTATCGAAGACCAAGACAACGATGGCGATGAGACTGTGCAAAAGGGAGCGGGAGAAGGCGGCAAGAAGCTCTGGCCGACAATTACAGGTCAGGTTAAGCCGGAATAACAAATGAAATTACTGACGTTCAAAAAATTAAGGAGAAATAATTATGCGAAGTAATAAACAAATGCTCTCCAAAAAAGAGTATATCGAGAAGATGATAGCACTTCCGAGCATCGTGCTTGAGGCCGAAGAGGCCGACCGCTTCATTGATTACATAGTCGATGAATCGGTTATGAAGAACTCGGCACGTGTTGTCAAGATGCCAAAAGAGACTAAGAATATTCGTGCTTTGGGCTTAGGTGATAAAAGATTTTTGTATCCAGGTTCGACTTTCACTTCATCTGACTACCTGAAGCAGCTGAGTGACCAGAAAATAGCATTGGTCAGCAAGAAGCTCCGTGGCTGCGTTGTAATCTACGACGATGATTTAGAGGATAATATCGAGGCAGACGCATTCGCTGATCATGTGATGCGGATGGTTGCTGCCAAAATTGCTAACGAGCTTGACGAGATTTTCTGGATAGGCGACACAGCAAGCATAGGCGGTTTCGCGGCAACTGACGCCCGCAGCTTGTTTGACGGCTGGCGATACAGAATCAAATACAGCCAAGCATCGACAGGCTATCTGAGCGGTCACTATAACACAGTTTCGGGTCGTGCTACGTTGATGACAGGTAAGGATATAACAGATTATGTAGTGGGAATTGCCGTTAATACCCAGGGACAGCTTGTAGAGCCTACTACACCAAATGGTTTTGTCTATATTTGCACTGTTGCAGGTAGTCAAGCTGCATCCGAACCGACTTGGCCGACTACTCTCGGCGGTACTGTTGTCGATGGAAGCACTACTTGGAGATGCCACGCCTACGACTGCACGCTGGCCGGTAAGATTGCCGAGCAGAATGCAAGTACACCCTACAACTGGGAATTCAAGTACGGAAACATGCTGAAGAAGCTCCCGTCAAAATACAAACAGGCGGGCCTTGCAAATCTGAGGTTTTTCCAGTCAGACCAGTTAGTGCAGGACTATATTGACGCATTGTCAGCGAGGGCGACTATCCTTGGTGATAAGGCCATTCTTGGTCAGGGGCCTTTAGCTTACGGTCAAGTGCCGATTACGCCGTGCCCGAACATGCCTGTCACGATGTCTGAGGCCGGTGTCCTGGGTGCCGGCACTTATGGCGACACTCTGCTTACTCCGAAAGGCAACTTGATTATCGGCATCCAGAGAAGCCTGAAGATCGAGTCTCAGAGAATGGCTGCTGACGAAGCGACATACTGGTTCTACAGCATGAGGGCGGACAACGCAATAGAGAACGTCAACGCCTGTGTGCTGCTTGAGCATCTGACTACGGCGTAATTTGTTATGTTAATCTAAAGTGTTATGGTTAACATGAATGTAAAAGAGAGAATTAGTATATAGAAAGGAATTACAGATGTCGAGATTTGTAATTAGAAATTATGGGCCGTCGAGGCAGATTCCCTACAACGGCCAGTCGATTTGTCTGAGCAACGACCAGTGCATCGAGACTGACGATGCTGATATGGCGGAAACTTTTGGTAGTGAAAAGTCGATTCATGTCACTGACAGGGGCGTAGAGGCAGCTACACCGGTGCAAATTGATAAATCTGAGAGCAAGAAACGTAATGTCACTGTCGATGACGCTGAAGCTGTGCATCGTGAGAAATTCCCTGATGACGACGAAGATTCACAGACACAAGAGAAAGTAACGCAGGACACAGAGCAGCCACTACCAGACGATGCAATGGAGTACATCGACTACAGTGATTTGACTGTCAAAGAGCTTCGTGAACTTATAGAAGATAGGCGAATCGAAGTTGACGATGGCTACGTGAAAAAAGAGAAACTGATCGAGCTTCTTGAGGATTACGACTCGGCTGAGGATTTGCCTGACGATTCAGAATAAAAACAATTAAAGATTAAAAGGAGATAAATATGGCGATTCAAGATTTAAGTAGTTTAGATAGGACTGTTTTTCAGCCGCTTGGCAGATTGCTGCAAGAGGCATTCAGTGATGGCATAAATTGTGATGTGCCGATTGCTCCTAATAAGGCGGTTACGTGCTTGACTGATCATCTCTTGATAAAGACAACACTTGATGGCAAAAACGTCAGGATAAATTCAAGAGACTATACGCAGACATCAGGTTCTATTTCTGCTGTGCAGAGTAAACCGAATGCGACTGAAGATGGTACTCTGATGATGTACGGGTTTGAGTGTTCACCAAGATTTCAGGATGGTATTGGTGGCACTGGTATTTCGTGCTTTTTTGCGAATCCAGATTTGAAAGGAACTACAGGCGACATAACAGGCATCCTCAGATGTTTTGAGGGCAAGCTTGAGTCAGCTTCGGGTTCTACTCGGACTGTTGCTGACGCCGCTGTGCTTCACGCAATGCAGGCATTACATGGCACACTTACTGATGGACCATACGTGATTAAGGTCGATGCCGCTGGCGGTAATGTTGCATGGAAGGCCGTAATGGATTTAGCCGCTGATACTGGCATTGCTGCATATAGTGCGGGACATTATAGTAGCTTGGGTAATGTTGACGGTAAAATTACTGTTGTTGTCGATGGACACACCTTGCTGATACCTGCTTACGATACAATAGCATAACGTTATGTTCGTCTAAAGGCTTTGGGAGTGTGCTTTTGTCAAACACTCCCAAAGCGAATTATTAAATTTTAAGAGAGACAGGAGCAGAAAAATGAAAGTGAAACTGACAGTAAAGCAAAGAATAAACTTGCAGAGCATACTCCCGCAGCAGGGAGATTTCTTGACAGTCAAGATGATTCGCGTTCTGAGGGAGGAACTGAGTTTCTCCCAAGAAGAGCATGAATTGCTGAAGTTGGTGGGCCTTAAGGATGGTTCTGTTTCATGGGACGGAAAGGCCGCCGAAGATTGCACAAAGGAAGTGGAGATACCTGAAACGATCGTGTCAACTATCAAGCAAACTCTGGAGAAGTTGAACGCTCAGAAGAAGATTACAGAAGTGCATCTTGACTT